ATTGCATTGACCCGTTACGTTATTGCGAAAAATACCTAAATTTTAACAAAAATTAATATATTTGAAGTATGGATGAATTTAATGTATTTGATAGTAAGATAAAAAACCTCAATAATGAGAACCGTTTTTTTTCCTTAAAAAATATTTTTGGTTATAAAAAAGTTAGTGAATTTGATATACTTAATAAGGGGTATCTATCAAATCAAGATGTTTATAATGTAGTTTCTAGGATTGCTAGGTTAACATCTTCTATACCTGTTCAAGTGATGAAAGGAGAGGATGAAGTATTTGAGGGTGACCCGTTTTATGAGTTTTTCCATAATGGATGGGGTAAAAGTCAAACGTTAAAAGAATCTGTAAACGCAATAGAAACTAACTTATTAATATTTGGAGTTGCTTATATTTTAAAGCAAGATTATAGTACGGGGTTTCCGTCTGATAAACTATGGGTACTACCAAGCCAATTAGTAACACCAATTAAAAATACAAATGATTTCTTTTCGGGTTATGATTATTACGAGTTTAACGATGGCTTAAAAACAGTTAGATATTTACCAGAAGAATTAGTAGTTTTAAAGTATTACAATCCAAATGAAGCATTAGATAAGCAAGAAGGTTTAAGCCCACTTCAAGCAGGTTGGACTGTTGTAGAATCTTCTAACAATAGGAATACAGCAGAGAAAAATATGCTTGAAAATGGAGGAGCAACTGGCTTAATCACCCCTAAAACTAATGAATTTGGTTTAAAACAAGCGTCTATCGAGGCGGTTAGAAAGTTATTTACTTCGATTATTGGAGGTGCAAAGAACTTTAATAAGGTGCAAACACTATCACAACCAGTAGATTATATTAAGATTGGTATGTCTGCAACTGATTTAAAGATAATTGAAAGTAGATTTCAGCATATTAGAGATATCACAGCGTTGTATGGCGTTCCATCTTTGTTATGGAATGACCCTGAAAGTAGAACACACTCTAATTATTTAGAGGCAAAAAAAGCACTTTATACACAAGCTATAATTCCAAACTATGAGCAGTTTTTAGACATTTACACTAGAAACATAGTAAAGGAATACAACGATTTTAATGGTACTGATTACTATATTAGAATAGATTTAAAGGCTATCCAAGAAGTTAATCCTAATTATGAAGAGAGGGTTCAGGATGTACTTTCTTTATACTCTAAAGGGCTAATAAGCAGAGAGAGAGGTCGTGAAATGTTAGGCGAATCTGAAAATATTGAAGAAACTCAATTAACACCACTTGAAACTTTAATGAGGTTAGATAGTGGAATGGCTAATACATTCTTTAACAGCTTAACAGAAGAAGAAAAAACTAAACTATTAAAAGATACATTAGGACTATGAAAAAAGAAAAATTAACACCTAAAGAGGTAAAAGAAAAGTTAGATAAAAAGTTAAACGATAAAATTGTAAGAAAATGAATAGTCAAAGAAATTCAGCGATAATAAGATTTAAGAGCCAAAAGGATGGTATTTTAAAACTAAAAAAGAGTATTGGTAAAAGTGCCGATGCTAATTTTAATATTACTCCTAAAGTAATTAAACCTTTGACGGCTGAAAAAGGAGTGTTAAAAGAAGATACAGAAGACTTTTTATATCGTTCTATCATTGCTAACACTTATAATTATATGGACAGCCACGATGATGTCCACGTAGGAAACACCTTTAAAAAGTCGATTAGTGAACGTAAAAGTGATTTATTAGATAGCCATATACATACAGTAGGAAGCAGGATAGGAGTTAAATTAGAGAGTAGAGAGGAGATAGTTAACTGGAAGGATGTTGGTTATGATATTGCAGGTAGTACAATTGCTTTGATTGAAGATGTAGAGATAAGAAAGGAATACAATAAAAATATATTTAATCAATATAAGGATAATTTAATTACTCAACATAGCGTAGGTATGAAGTACATTCAGATAGCTTATGCAGTTGATGATATTAACGATAAGGAGGGATTTGCAATGTACCAAAAGTATTTACCTATTATTGGCAATAGCAAAGAAGTTGAAGAGCAAGGGTATTTTTTCCCTGTTTCAGAGGCTATGTTAGTTGAAACATCAGCAGTTTTACAAGGTAGCAATCCGTTAACGGGAATCTATAATACTAATCAAACTGCTAAGGCTCACGAAATTGAGCAATTAATAAAAAGTTTTGATAATAACGAATTTATTTATAATATTTGTAAAGATATAGTTAACACTTATAAAGTAGAGCCGTCTAATGACACTCCAAAAAGTAAGCCGTTGTATTATATGAGCAGTTTTTAATAACCTAAAAAATGAAATTTGAATTTAAAGTAGGCAAAACTTTTGCTGATTATTTAACACACAAAGGAATCGAAGCTAATGCTTCTGATGAAATTAAGGCACCAGCTTTTGAAGAATACCAAGACGGTATGCAAAAGGCTTTAGAATTAGCTTTTGAAAGTAAAGCATCTAAAGAAGATATTTTAGCAATTACTTCTGAAATATCTAAATCGGTTGAAAAAAACCAAGCTATTGTATTAGAACTTGTAAGAAAACAAGGAGCTGAATTGTTACAAATGAAAAAAGACGGTTTACAATCTTCTGAAAAAGCATTGACTTTAAAAGATGCAGTTAAAGAAAACTTAGGTAAACTTTCAGATTTAGCTAACAAAAAAACAGGAGTTGAATTAACTGTTAAGGCAGTTTCTAATAGAGCTTCTATTGATGGCAACGAGTCTGCTTTTGATTTACCAAGTATTGGACAATTAGCTACTCAAAACGTAAACATCTTAAATGTTTTCCCAACTCAAACTGTTGGTATTGGTACTCACAGCGGAGAGATTAGATACTACGATTGGGATGAAGAAACAACTGTAAGAGCTGCTGCAATGATTGCTGAGGAAGGAACTTTTCCAGAATCAACTGCAAAGTTTAAAAAGTACGTTATTTCTTTAAAGAAAGTTGGTGATACTTTACCAGTTACAGAAGAGTTTTTTGAAGATGAAAACTTATTTTACAATGAGTTAGAGAGATTCTTAAGGCTTAATGTTGACTTGAAAGTAGCTGACAACATGGTTAACGGTGATGGAACAGGTAATAACTTAACGGGTTTAATTACTTCTTCTACTGCTTATACACCTGTTGCTAGTGGTATTACTGATGCTTCAATCTATGACTTAATTGTTAAGGTTAAAGAAGCTATCACTAAAACTGGAGGTGGTAAATATATGCCTGATGTAGTGTTCATGAACTTACCTACAATTAATAAATACAAATTGAAAAAAGATGCTAACAAAAATTACGTTATGCCTCCATTTGTATCTGCTGATGGTAAAGTGATTGACGGTATGTTAGTTGTAGAGGTTAACCAAATGGCTGACAATGTCTTAGTAGTTGGAGAGAGAAAATTCGGTACTGTTTACGCAATGAACGGAGTTACATTTGCACAAGGCGAAGTAGCAAACCAATTTATCGAAGATGAAATGACTTTAAAAGTTAGAAAAAGAGTTTTATTCTTAATTAGAAATTCAGATAAAAACGGATTCTACAAAGTTACGGATATTGATGCTGCATTAACTACGTTAGCAACTACTCCGACATAGTAGTATAAATATTACTATAAATATTAAACCCCTATTTACTTAGTATCTAGGGGTTTTTTAATTAATAAAAATTAAATATGATAGTTTTAAATATAGCGATTTATAAAAGATACAAGTTAACTAAAATAGTTTTAGATTATTATAGATACTTGATGACTAAGTATGATTTACAGATAGTTGTAGCAGGTTCAGAGGGTAATATAAGTGAAGATATAGCAAAAGGGTTGCATTACATTGAAGTTGAAAACGAACCCCTTACAATGAAGTATAATTCAATGATGAAGTATAGTAAGAAATTAAATCCTGATGCAGTTGTTTTGTTAGGTTCTGATGATATTATTTGTGAAAATATAGTTAAATTCTATATTGAGTTAGTTAAGAATAAAGAAAGTAATGTAGTTGGTTTTAATGATTTGTATTTTTACTTATCTGAATACGGTACTTTGCACCATTATAAAAGTCCTTACCAACATTTCGGAGCAGGTAGGTTCTATCCTAAAAGCGTTTTAGAGCTAACTAACTACAATGGATGGGAGTATCATAAAAACAAAGGGTGTGATGCAGAAAATCAAAGATATTTAGAAAGTTTCAAGGTTAAATTTAGAAGTATTTATTTAAGTGAGATAGATGGTTTTTTGGTTGATGTGAAAAGTAATTTTAATATAACGAGCAAAAACTTTATATTTGATTTAATAAATGTTAAAATTGATATAATGGAAAAGAAAGTAAGAAAAAGAACGGTTAAGAAAGTTGTTGAATTAGACGAAGTAAAAAAGGAATTACCTATTAAGCAAAATGACGGCTTTGTAATGGTTAAAATTACTAATCACCCGTATTTAGTTGAGGGAACAACTTACAAAATGGAGCAGGATAATGCGGATAAGATAGTAGCTAGAAAACAGGGCGTTATATGTTAAAATTAAGGGTTAATAATGATAAAAGATACGTGTTTAACAGCTTCTTTGATGTTACTTTGAACCAATTAAAAGAACCTCTAAAATGGTTATCAAAGCAGGATAAGGAGTTGTTAAATACTATTTTTCAAGAAGAACCAGAGTTAAACGAAAAAACTATTGATGTAATGATTACATGGATAATGTTTTTTAGCGATTTTAAAAGGGTTGAGCTTGAAAATATTAGCGTAACTGATGAAACTGATTTAAGCCTAACAACTTTATTTTCTCATTGTGCTTTGTTTATGGCAGAAGCTCCGCATATTTTTGATGTAGATAAGTTTAAACATAAAGGGGTTGAATATAAACTTCTAGAGCCGTTAAAAACAATAGACGGTACAAAGGTTCTACTAGGTAATGCCTCTTATAAACAATTTATGTTATCAACTAAAATAGATAATTTAATTAAAAAAGGGTTATCTGATAGTTACATAGACGGATTAATTCAATGTTTAGCGTTATTTTATACTGATGGTGACGATAGTAACGAGGGAATAAATAAAAGAGTTGAGGAGTTTGGAGAGATACAAGCAATATACGGATATAATGCATGGTTTTTTTTTGTAGTGGTTATAAACAAATACAACGATTTTTTCCAATCTTGTTTAACTCGAAAAATGACCAAGCTACAAGCAAAGGCACTATTAAAAGAAAGGATATTAAAACTTTGCTCGAAAATAACTATTGGGAAGTTGTCCGCAACGAGATTGCAAAAGATGGAGTATTTAATACTATCAACTTAAATGCTTTGGATAGTGTAGATAATAGTAACTTACTAGAAGTATTACAGTTTTTTAACTTAAAAGTAGCATCATTAACAACTGAATAAATGGCAAAATTAACACTTGATAACTTCATTAAAACTATGAATGTAGTAGCAACTGCTTACAACAAAGTAAATAGTTTTAAATATGATGAGATATGGAATATAAACGGGAATTTAAACGTAGAATTTCCCTGTATTTGGGTGCATTGCAACCCTGATTACACAGTAACAACAGTAGGTAATAAATTCATACAGGTAAAAGATAAGTTTAAGTTTAAGGTTGCAATATTTGATACTTATACAATAGAGGAGCAAAAGGCTATTAATGACGATTTAGAAGAGTTTAAAAGTAAGAAACAAGAGGAATTGATTGTTTATATGAGGCAATATCTAGCGGAGGTTAAAAGACTTTGTTTGGAGAATTACCAAACTGATGTAATTATATTAGGTGGTTTTGTAGCAGGTTTTAATAAACACAATCAAAAGTTAGCTGAACACTTCCAAGAAATTGAAGTACAGATAGTGAATAACTGTGATTTAGGTACTTTTACTTATGTATGATAAGCGTTTAAATATAATAGGGGCGTTTATAACAGACCAAATAAAAGCAGAATTAAAAGCACAAGGTCACGTAAATACTGGAGAGCTTTATAACTCTATAAAACACGAGGTTAAGCAAACATCAACAGGTTACGAATTAAATATTTACGCTAACGATTACGCTAAATATATGGAAAATGGATTTGGCAAAGGAAAGTGGGTTAGTGTTTATGCTTTAGCCGAATGGGTTGAACAAAAAGGAATAGCAACTGGCGAAAAGGAAATAAAGAGTGTAGCTTTTGCAATCCGTAGAGCAATTTATAACGAGGGGTCACCAACTAAGGGAGCTTTTGCTTTTTCGTCTAATGGCAGACGTAAAGACTTTGTAAGTTATACAATGGAGGTAATTAATAAAGATATTGAAGAGAGATTATTTGATATATTTACAGACGATTTCACAACTAAATTAAGTAATTTTATTACATACGCAAACAATCAAGAATAATGGCACTAACAAGGGAATTTTTAGGAATACCAAGTACAAACGAAAAGTATTTATTAAAAGCTACAACAGACAATGTAAATGTTACAAGTGTAATATTAACAATTAGTGTTGATGGTGTTAATGTGTTTAGTATTGAGCATTTGCCAGACATTGGAACAAGTGATGAATTTAGTTTTAATATATCTGAAATAATTAAGGAATATTACGAAACAGCTTTTTTTGATTTGTCACTTGACGAATTAACAACGGAAAGTTTTAATACTAAAAGGATTGTAGCAGTTACTGAGGAGGTTGTTGGATTAGTTCCTGTTGGTGTTGGTTATAATGACAATATTTTTATAGATAAATTCTATATTGAGTTATTAAAAGAAAGTAATTTCAACTTTACTACTTATAATGTTGGGGATTCTGGAAGCAGTACAAGAAAGTTTTTAAGCAACTCACCAAGTCCACAAGAGTTAAAAGACGGACAAAGTTTATTTTTAGCTATTAAAGACTTTAGTATAGATGGCAGTAATTTAGCAAAGCAGGAGGTAATAGTTGAGCGTTATAATAGTTCAGATGTATTACTAAGCTCTATAACGGTTGATTTAACAGTTAAAGAGTTTACTCCGTCTTTTTTCAAAGGCTTTAATAATTATTTTAGAGTTGAAATGCCTACGGGTGTTAGTTACTTACTTGTTTACGTTAAAGATGTAGTAGGAGCAACCAAAAGAAGTGAGGTAAGAAGAATTAATTATAATTGTAGTGAGGGTGTTAGAGTGCATTGGATTAATGAGTTTAACTGCCAGGATAGTTATACTTTTAAAGGTAGAATTGTAAAGGGTATTACAACTAATTCAAAGGCTTACCAAAAAGTTAGACCCGTTGCACCTAGTACGGTTGATGTTGGGAATTTGATTTATTCTAACGATATAGCGAACGAGTGGGAAATTTGGACAAATACAATCAGTCCAACGGATTTTGATTGGTTAAAGTCTATGTTTATAAGCAAACGAATAGCGTTAGAGATTGATGGTAATTATTACCCTATTATATTAAGCGAAAATGATTTTGTGTATAATGATGACTTTGATAGTTTAACTCAATTTAGTATTCCTTTTACCTTTGCTAATGTTAAAAATAATAGGATATAATGCAAGAAATAACTATAAGACTTTACGATAATTCTGTTTATTTAGGTGTTTTAGAGCTTTCAGAATTTAGCGACTTTGGATTAAAAATAACTAAGTCAATTAGTGATTTATCTGACTTATCAAAGCGTAACACTTCTTATTCTTTAGATTTTGATATCCCTAACACTCCTAATAATAATAAGGTGTTAGCTAATGTTAAGAACATTAATAAATATGATAATGAAGTAAAGAAATTACAAGCTAGGATTTACGTAAATGAAAACTTTGTTGACGGTGGTGTTTTATTACCTACTAAATCAAAGCATAATAACGATTTTACAGCGGTTTTTTATGGAGGTAATAAAGATTGGGTTGATGCAATAGCAGACGTTAATATAAGGGATTTAGATTTTGAGCTAACTCAATTTAGTGGAGGTGTTGAAACATTTGGAAGTAGTAGGATTGGAGTTGTAAACAGCGGTTGGAGTGGCACTAATGATATTCATTATCCTTATATGGATAGAAATAACACAGGTTTAACAGAAGATTTAAGACCTGTTATATTTGCTTATAACTTTTTTCAATATGCTTTTGCTAAAATTGGCTACACTATTGATTCAGATTTTTTTGAAACAGAATTTTTTAAGGGAACTGAATTAGGCGAGTATAAAGGGTTGGTAATTGACCCAGCTTTTAACTTTACAGTAGATCAAGATGAAATAGTACTAACTCAATCGGCTTACGGAACTACCTTAATAGATGAAGATTTAAACGCTGGTTCATGGACTGATGGCTTGTATTTAGGTGGTTCGGCTAGTCAGCAATCTTTATTGTGGAGAAGTAGATTTAATACTTTGTGGAATGATGAAATAAGCGACAATAGTAATTTATACACTACTGCATCAAGTACATATACAGCAAATAATACGGGAGTTTATACGGTTACTTTTAATCCTAAAGACGCTAGACTATACGTTTATATTCCAGAATCTAGTAGTGGTCCATATTGGTCGAGATTTTTCCCAGATACTATAAATCAAAATAGTTTTTTTGGACAAGTAGAAGTTATTTTAGTTAAAAATAACACTTCTAGTACTGTTATTGATGGTGTTGTATTAGATAGTATAATAACAAATGTAGCGGGTGATTTATCAACTCCAATAGATTTAGAAGCTAGTTTAAACAGTGGTGATGAGTTAAGTATTTGGTTTGAGTTTGTTGATAGTATGGCAGGTTTAACTGGAAGTAGAGCATATCTAAACTCAATTGCTAACGGTGGAGAGGGTTTAATAAATTGGCGAATGCAAGTGGGTGAAACTGCTACAATAAATATTGAACGAAAAGCAGAAATAAGTCTAACTAATAATGACCAATATACAATCACTAATCACATACCTAAAAACATTAAAGTACTTGATTTAATACAAGATTTTAAGGTTTTATTTAATTTATACTTTGACCCCGATGTTAACCGTAAAATTATAAGAATAGAGCCAAGAGATGACTATTATCAAAATTTAGGAAGTGCATTAAATATTACTGATTTAATAGATTTAAACTATCCAATTGAATTAGACCATAGTACAGACTATAAATCTGAAATGGTTTTTAAATACAAAGCTGATAGTAAAGACAAGTACCTTGAAAGGTGGCAAAATATTAATGATAGGATTTATGGCGAGTATATCCATTCTTTTAACTCCACTAGGTTTGAAAAAGGGCAAAACATACTAGAAACTAAGTTAATTAGCCCAACTATACAAGGAGTTTTACAACCAAGTAACATCGTAACATCAGTTATAAAAGAAGAGTGGTTACAAGCGGATAACGATGGTAAAGGAGTTAATAAAGATTATAACTTTAGATTGTTTCAATTAGTAAGAAACAGACAGTTTGACCAAGCAGGAACACCAAGAAGAACATCAAGTCCTTTAATTGTTAGTAGTGCATTAATGGAGGGTTTTGGCGGAACATCAACTTTAAACGATTTGCAGTTAACTTTTAATGGCGAAAACGGTTTAGTTGCTAATTACTACGCAAAGACTTTAAGAAATATAGAGGACTTTGCAAAGGTAAAATTAAGGGTTAAGATGAATAAAAACTTATTTTCTAGTTTTGACTTTTCAAGACCTTTATACATTGAACAGCCTTATGATTACAAAGGCTATTACGTTTGTAGTTCTATTAATAATTATAATTTTAATGAGTTAGATAGTACTGAAATTATACTAACTAGATTTAAAGACTATGCACCGATTGAGATAGACCCTACACAAAAAACCAATGTTAATATTTATAATAATGGTGATACGGGAAATGACGAGGGGCAAATGTATCAGATAATAGACGAGGGATTACCAACTGAACAGATTGATTTTTTATATGTTTACGATAATAACGGAAATTTACAACCACTTTTTTAATATACACAAATGGCAGACAAGGAATTAATATACTCTATAAAATTAGAGGGTACGGAATTATCAAATGAAAAAACTACTTCTTTATCTAAAGCAATTAAAGAGCTTACAGATGAAAAGAAAGAACTTAATAAGCAAATTAAGGAATTAGATAAAAATAGTTCTACTTATGATGAAGAGTTAGGGAAATTATTAAATACTCAAAACGAAGTAAACGCAAAATTAAAGATTGCAAAAAAAGAGTATGCTAGTAATGAAAAAGCAGTAATTAGTAACACTAAAGCAACTAGAGCAGAAACAGGAAGTTTAGAACAATTAAGAGGAAAATTATCTATTCTTACTGCTCAATACGACAAGCTAAGTAAAGAGCAAAGAGAAAACGCAGAAGTTGGAGGTGTGCAATTAAAAAGAATTAAGGAGTTAAACAAAGAGATTAGCGATATAGAAGAAAACTCTGGTAGATTTCAAAGGGGTGTAGGTAATTACTCAAAAGCATTTAAAGGATTAGGCGCAGCTGTTAAAACTGCAACTGGTGCATTTTTAGCAATACAGGGTATTATACAAACATTTTCTTTTTTCAAAGATTTTGCAAACGAAGTAGGAGAGAGTAATAAATTACTTGCTGAATTTACAGATGGAACAGGCGAGTCAGTTAAACAACTATCTAACTTATCTTTAGCTATAAGCCAAACATTTGGACAAGACCAAAAAGAGGTTTTAATAGCTGCTAATTCCCTTAGTAAACAGATGGGAATATCATTTGAAGAGGCTTTGAATAAAATTAACTTAGGTTTTTCAGCAGGACTAAATAATAACGGTGAATTTTTATCACAACTAAGAGAGTATCCAACTTTATTAAGCGAAGTAGGTTTAACAGCTGATGAAACTTTTAACTTAATTAATCAAACTGTTAAAAGTGGGGTTTATTCAGATAAAGGTATTGATTCTATAAAAGAGGCAGGAATAGCACTAAGGGAATTAACTCCCGTGACTAGACAAGCATTGGATGGTATTGGGCTTAGTTCCGCTGAAATAGAAAGAAGTTTAGCAGATGGTTCTAAGTCTGTTTTAGATGTTATAAAGGAGGTTAGTACTCAAATGGGTACTTTACCACCTCAAAGTGCAGTAGTAGGTACAGCAATAGCAGATATATTCAAAGGTGCAGGAGAGGATGCAGGACTTGATTTTTTACTAACACTAAAGGATATTAATTCAGAATTTAGCGAACAGACTTTAAATTTAAACGAGGCACAATTAGCACAATTAGAATTAGCTAAATCAAATGAAAAATTAAATGCTGTTTTTAATAAGTACTTTGGGGATTCATCAATAGGATTTCAAAAAATAAAAGCCTTTGCCATTTCATTTTTAGCAGATGGATTAAACAAACTTATCAAAGCTAATATAAAGGTCGCTAATGGCTTTATAACTATATATAATAGCAGTTTACCATTAAGATATAGTTTATCAGCGATAATATCACTTATTAAATCAGTCCAAAAATTTGGGGAGTATTTGTTTACTCAACATTTAAGATTTTATAAGGATGTTTCAGATATTTTCAATTCTTTAATTAATCTAGATTTTGACAATATTGCTTTAATAAGTGAAAAATACGTAAAAGACCAAATAGAAGCGGCAAAGAAATTAGGAAGTGATATTTATGATACTTTTGCAGATGGTTTTGAAGAAACTAAAAATAAAAGATTACCAATTATAGAGTTTAAGACAGAGGAAGTTAAAACAGAATCAGGAAAAGAGGCTGAAGAGAAAGCTAGAAAAGAAAGAGAAGCAGAAGCTAAAAAAGAAGCAGAAAGATTAGCTAAGCAGAAAGAAGCAGAAGCTAAAAAAGAAGCAGAAAGATTAGCTAAGCAGAAAGAAGCGGATGCTAAAAAAGAAGCAGAAAGATTAAAGAAACAAACAGAAGATAATGTTAAATCTGTAAATAAAACTATTGAGGAGTTAGAAAAAGAAGCATTATTAAGGGGTATTGATGATAAATATGATGCTGAGATAAAGAAATTAGAAATAGCTAGAGATATAAGAAAAAAAGAAATATCTGAAAGTTTAGCAGATAAGAAACAAAAAGATGAGGCTGAATTATTATTAGATGCTGAATTTGAAGCTAAAAAACAAGAGGTTGAGGCTAAAAGACAAAAGGAATTAGATGAAAAAGAAAAAGCCCAAAAACAAGCGGTAAGGGAACAAAGTTTAAATTCCGCAAAAGAGTTAGCAGATACTGCTTTGCAAGTGTTTGAAGATAGAAGCACTAGAAAAAAAGAAGTTGAATTATCAAATTTAAACAGCCAACTAGAACAAGGCTTAATATCACAAGAAGAGTTTGAGAAAAGTAGAGAGGCAATAGAACGTAAAGCATTTAACCAAAAGAAACAACAAGATACAGCACAAGCAATTATAAATGGAGCTTTGGCAGTTACTAGAGCATTAGCAACAAGTGGACTTTTAGGACTATTACAAGCAGGTACTATAACGGCTACAACAGTTGCCCAAATTGGAATTATACAAGCACAAAAATTTAAAAAAGGTGGTGTGTTAAGCGGTGCTAGTCACGAAGCTGGAGGTGTTCCAATGTCTGTTGACGGCAAGTTAGGTTATGAGGGCGAAGGAGGTGAAGCGGTTATCAATAAGCGTTCTACTTCAATGTTCCTGCCACAATTAGACGCAATAAACCGAGCAGGTGGCGGAGTTAGTTTAATGTCGCCTAACATGAGTAATTTAAGTATGTTTAGAAATGGGGGTGTTATGAGTGCATCAAATGTTTCTAATTCTATTAATGCGGAACAAGTAGCAAGTATAGTAAGTGCATCAATTGGGAAAATTCAAGTAGTAAACAATGCAACAGATACAGCAAATGTAAATGGTAGAGTAAATCAAATTAAAAATTTATCAACTTTTTAGTTTGTTGTATAATAAAATATTTTATATTTGAAACATAATTAACATTATTTAAGACAAATTAACTTTTTTTAACATATAAACATTATAAAATGGCAAATTGCACAGTAGCATCAAACTTATTAATTAATTGCGTAGATGACCAAGCTAACGCGGGTTTAGGTAAAATTTACCTTGCTTTTGTAAATCAAGTAGATACATCGGCAATCACTTATTCAGCAACTGACCACTCAATGACAGCAGTAGGTTTATTAGATTCAGCAGTATTTGTTGAATTAGAGGGGCGTTTTGAATTAACTGATTACGCAAGTACTAGTAATAGAGATAACTACGGAACTACTTACGAAAGGACTTTAAATGCTTTCTTCCCTAACTTAACTAAAGAAAGACAATTTATACTAGATAACTTATCTAAAGGGAAAAAACTTTTTGCAATCGTTGCAGGTTATGAAAGCACTGGAACACAAAAAAGAGCTTTTGTTTTAGGTTGGGATAAAAAACTAGGTGCAGAGGGTGGAGCAATGCTAAACATTAATGAGATAGTTGCAGGAGAGATAAGCGGACAAAATGGAGCTACTGCAGTTTTTACAGCTAAATCAACAGAGTTATTAAGAGAATTTGTAGGTTCTATTACAGTTGAGGACGGTGCAACAGGAACGTCAGTTAGTTTTGGAGCATAATATTTAAGATTTTCATATCTATATTGTTTTTAATTATAAAAGAGCCTCATTAATTTGGGGCTTTTTTATTAAAATTTGTTAAATTTGATTATATGGCAACTAAAAAAGTGTACGAGGTTAAGAAATTGAGTATAGGAACTAGGGTAATGAGTTCAAAAGGTATATTCATTTTAGATAATAGTTTAAGTCAAAGAAAACTAAAAAGCCTTTATGATATGGGTATAAAAGCAATAACCGTTAAAATTATAGAAGATGGCAAAGATATTAACGGCTAGTCAGATAAAGGATATTGCAGTAGTTGACCCTAATTTTGATATTGGCTACTTAGATAAAATTATTGAATATACACAGCTAATTGATTTAAAACCAATTTTAACAGTTGATTTGTATAATGATTTTATTGATAATTTAGGTTCTTTGCCTGTTAACTATCAATATTTGTTGGATAATTACATACAATACTTATTGAGTTATGCAACTTTATTTAATGCTATTAAAAAAGATGTAGCATTACAAGTTAGCAATCAAGGGGTAATGACTAACAGAACAGATTTTAGTGACTCAAATAAGGACTACGCAACTAATAAACAGCTATTAACTTTGGCGGATATGTGCTACACTTACCAATATGATTTGGGTTGTTATTTAATTGACAATAAAACTGATTATCCTTTATTTGATATTGATAAAATTACAGTAGATTTAAAATTTAATTGTTTCTTTGGACTATGAGTACTAGACATATAAACGTATTAGAGAGCGAGAAACACACCCCTAAAGGCTTTCCTAGTTCTCCTACTTTTGGCTTTGCTACAAAAGACGAAAACGGGAATAGTACTTACCAAGAACCTAACACTCTACCTAGTTGCTTAGCTTTTGTTGATGGTAACGCAGTGCCTCCAACAACTAACAACGGGGATATTTATATATTAATTAATGAGGGAAATGGGGCGGTTAATACTGATTGGAACGGTGCAAGTTATAACGATTGGGTAAGATATAATAGTGGTGTTTGGGTTTCTTTTAATCCTTTTAACGGTGTTACTATATTTAATAAATCAGATAATTTATATTACTTATACAATAGTGGGTGGAGTGTATTTGTTCCAGAAGTACCAACTTTGTACAATCAAAACGGAACAATATTAACAGGTAGAGAGGTAACTATAACAGACACATTAACTTTTTTAAGTGGTCGAATAGGAATCGGACAAACACCAAACGCATCAAGTATTTTAGATATATCGGTAAACAATAAAGGTTTTTTACCTCCGATTGTTACAAATGCAGAAATGAACGCAATTAGCTCACCTGCTGACTATTTATTAGTATTTAATAGTGAGGAAAAAGGTTGGTTTTATTATTCGCCTACATTAACAGATTGGATTCCTTTAAGCAAAGGTTATGGAATTATAAGTGTAAATGATTCAAGCGGTGTTCCTACTTTTTACGCTGACTTACAAACAGCTTTAGAAACTTGTAAAACTTCGGGTGGCGTGTTTAGTGTTGATATTCATAGTAACATAGTTTTAACATCTCAAATCAATATGAATGACGGTGGAACTGGTATTGGTAACGGTTATTTATTTGACAGTCTTACAATTAACTTAAACGGCTATAAGCTTTCAATGGCTACGGCTGACAGTCAAAGAATTATAAGTGCTGATTTATTTGGTTTAGATACTAAGCTAAATATAATTAACGGTATAATTGAACGAACAAACGCCACAAGTGGAACAGCTATTTACTTAAATAAAGTTACATTTAATAGTTCTATGCTATTAGTAACAAGTAATCAAACAGCTTTTCAAACTGGAACGAGTTTGCCATCTAAAATAAATCTAGGATATTCTAAATTTATAAGCAGTGGCTCTGCTACAACTATGATACTAGCAGCATCGACTATCGACAATTTTTATGTTGAAAATACAAGCTCTGGAATTGGTGTAACTTGTTCAGCTAATCTAAACAACTTTTCAGTAGTTTCGAATAGTGGCATCGCTCTAGATTGGGGTGCTGGAAATCTTGACAATTTCAATTGTTATTCGAATACAAGTAACGCTCTAAAAATCGGTGGTTCTGGAACACAAACTGCTAGTAATTTCACTTTAGAATCTAATACTAATAACGCTATTTTAAGGACTGGATTTGGTGCTAAAACTGTTACTTTATCTAATTTCACTGTAAAAAAGGGGGGTTTTTTATTCACAGGTACTTTTACAAAATTAATTATGAAAAATTTCACTATTACATCTTCAAACCAAGACATTTTAAGTGGTAACGTTATTAGATGCGAATGTGAACAAGGTAGTTTTATTGCAGATGGGTCTTTTAGTGTTGGAATAACTGGAATTGACTGTGTTTTTAAACACGTTAGTTTTGCTTCTAAAGAAACATCTTGTTTAAATTTGGGGAGTAGTTCTAGTGTGAATAATTCAGTATTTGAACATTGTAGTTTTACTTCTGAATGGGATAATGCAAGTGGTCACGCTCTAGATATTAGTAGTATTAATGGAGGAACAGCAGACTTTAAACTATGTACTTTTAATGTAGCAAACGCAGGAGCAAATCATATTTATTCATCAGATGCAGAGGAGATAAAAGTTTCAAATTGTGTGATGAATGATGTAGCAACAACATCAATTAACGCAAATGTAACAATTACGGCAACAACAGATTTAAGTAACGGAAATAGACAATTATAATATTATGGCAAATAAAATATGGAATTATGGAGTTGACCCAATTACGGGCTTAGAAAGAAAGTTAGTTTTAAATACTTTCTTATTCCAAGAGGATAACGATGTTAGGACATCACCTCCTAAAATAACTGTTTTTTTAAGAGAAAGAACGTATAGCAATGGAGCTATTGTATCTGATAAATCAGCAGATTATGACGTAGTAAAAGGTCAAATATCTTATGACATTGACGGGCAACCATTACCAAAAAGAGATTTAGAAGGCAATATAGTTTATAAAGAAGATGGTGTGACACCAGAGGAGCGTGACAATGCTTATGAGAATATTATTTACTATGTAGATAACAAAGTATTTTCGCCTTATGATTTAATTGATGCAGGAGTTGTAGAGCGTTTTAAATTAGTGTAATGGCAGTAAGTGTAATTTTAAGAAACTATCCAATTATACCAATAGCATACGTGTTATATGGTGGCAAAAAGTGTTGGATAACTACTGATACTTTATCTTATAGGTTAAGTAACGGGCAAAATTATACGGTTGAAAAAGGGTTTAGGTTTGATGGAACAAGCTCACCACGTTTTTTATGGTCTGTATTTCCTCAGATTGATGATAGTATTTTAGCTGTTATACTACATGACCATATGTATATGAATGATTATTTACTAGACACTAAAAGTCCTAAAGATGCAAAAGAGTGGATAGACCACGAGTTTAAATTATTCTTAGATAAGTATAGTAAGAAACCAAAAAAAGATAAAGCAATGTTTCTCGGGGTTGATTTGTTTGGGTGGAAAATTTTTAATAGAAGAAAAGATGAATGAGAAACTAAGCCACCTTATTACAACGATTATAACATCTTTTTTAGTAGTATTAGGTAATATATCATTATTTGCAATATTGTTGATTACAACGGTTGTAACTGATGTAATTTACTGTTTGGCGACTAACATTAGGAAAAATGGTTTTAAAGGTTTTAATTATGCTAAACTATTAGATAGTGGAATTAATTTAGTGCTTTATTTAATGGTAGTGTTAATTATGGGGATTGTTGACTACACAATACTTGCTAATAACCCTTTAAAAATTGAGTTTATTGCAACTAAAGTAGTTACTTTAATATTCCTATCAATTGAATTAAAGCATATCGAAAAAACACACTTACAAGCAGGAGGTAAAAGGTTTAAAGTATATTTCAGTCAGTTAGTTAAATTCTTTAATTTTGTAAAAAAATCAATCAAAGATGAAAATAATTAAAAATATAATCGGGGCTTTTGATGTACCAAAGGTAATAAAAGCTATTAAAGGCAATGACACAAGTGTTAAATCAAAGGCAATAAGTAAATTAGCAGTTGGTACACCTAGTTTAATGGGATTAGGTATAACATTGATTTATGAGGGTATTGAATACGATGATAATATGGTATTTATTACAGGTGCTATATTCGTGTTAGTATCAGTTGTATTGGTCGAGAGAATGGGCGACAAAATAAGTAAAATTGATAGTGATGGTAGTAACGATTAACAGGGTTAAACAAACGGATAAAGTAACTTTAGGCGAATTATATTTACACGATGACTGTAACAATTTACTATTCAAATGTAAGACGGTTGAACGTGAATGGAACGACAATAAACGGTCAATTAGTTGTATTCCTAAAGGTTCTTACAAGGTTATTAAAACCTATTCACCACGATTTAAAAAAGACCTTTATTTGGTTAAAGATGTTCCAAATCGTAGTGGTATTAGGTTTCACTCTGCTAATTATTCTTATCAGTTAAACGGTTGTATAGCATTGGGCAAAACCTTTGCAGACATTAATCAAGATGGTGTTATTGATGTTACTAGCTCGGTTAATACTCATAAAGAGTTTGATAAGATACTAGAGGGTAAAGGATTTGATTTGGTTATTAATTAACTTTAGTAAATAATCCATCTATAAAGCCAGTTAAAGCACATAAATAGCAAAGGATATATAACTCGTAATCGTAATCATAACCTAAAATATAGGAATAAATAAAAAATAATGTTACATAAATTACTATATTTTTTATTATTGCTTTTATGTATTTATTCATTATCTATCTTTTTTAAATTATTAATATCTTTCTTCAACTCTTCTATGTCTTTTAAAATTAATTGTTGATTTCCAACTATGGTTGAAGCCGTTACCCCAATGAATATCAATAAGAGAGTGTATAAGAAAATCTGGTATATTATTTCCATTATCTATCCTTTTTAAATTATTAATTAAGTTTAATTTACAAATATTCCTTAATTATCCTACGTGCTGATGCGTTACTGCATGAATTTCTTATCAAATCAATAACATCATTTTGAAGTAATTTGCTTTCTTTCATTTCATTAACTATTCTAATTATTTCCTCTAATTGCGAGTCTAATAAAGTTAAATCGTGTTCATTACTTAGATGACTAAATAACTCATAATACATTTCGCTTGTTTTCATTATCTATCCTTTTTAAATTATTCAAAATAATTATCAGTATATTCAAATCCTTTATCGTAATCATATTGTTCCGAACTTACATTTTCTCTAAAACTATCTAAAAAATCAATATTTGTTTGTTGTATTAAAACTATTAACTTTTTAGTTGCTTTTTCTTTATCAAGAAAACCAAACTTATCATGAGATTTTATTAATATATCTTTAATTTTTTCTTCCATTCTCTATCCTTTTTAAATTATTATAATTATTTACAACTGTTAAAAACTCAATTACTACGGGCAAATCTACTAAATCAATTTGGCTTAATAGATTATACCCTATTGTATTTCTGATTGTTTCGTGTTGTTCTATTGTGGCTATTGGGTTCATTTATCTTTAAATGTTTCTGCTAATTTTTCAGCTAATTCATTTTGATACTGTTTACATTCTTCTTTACTCAAACAACCATCGACAAATAAACTTAAAGTTTCAAACCAATAAGATTTTCGGCTTTTAATTCTGTTTATTATCCTATTTTTATCAACCTGTTTCTTCAACTCATTATATTTATTTGGGAAATCTTTATTAATATGCAATTCGCCCGTTTCAGCCAAATCCTCCCAAAGTTTCCAAAGCTCTTTTATTAGTTCTTTTTCCATATCTATTTTAATCCTAAAAAGCTAATTAGTTTATCCATTATTGTTTTATGCTCTCTATTACTTTGGCAATTAATTTCATTAGTAAACAATAAAACTTTATCTTCTGGAACTAAAAAAGTAAAATACATATTGTTTTTTTCTTCTTTAATAGCTTTTATTATACATTCAAAATGCTTAATATATTTAATTAACTCAGTAATATTATGATTAGTATTGCAAGGTATAACCATTTCAAAGTAATTTATTCCGTTTATTCTTTCCATATCTATTTAATTTAATAACGATGTATAAAATGCAACTTCGCAGACATTTATACGGGCGTTATGCGTAACTATATTTTGCCACTAATTAGCGTTTAGTGGTATTTTTTAGTTTTTCTTCTTCACACATTTTACACTCATTTTTACATCTTCCTATTTCAGGATAATGTTTTTCATCATTACAATAAAATTGACTGTTCGGTTTTTCCGAATAGTTGTCATTTAAGTTAAATTCACAACCATTGCAATTCACCATACTCTTATAATTATGACACCAATCATCATCAGTATCAGCATTAATTTTGCAATGTGAAGTGTTAATTACTTTTGCTTTCATTTTTCTAATTAATTGCTTTGAAGCATCATGTAATCTTAAATACATGGCTTTTTGAATTGGGTCATTTTCATCCCAATCTAACGAATATAAATGATTGTTAAAACAATGAGTAACTACGTTATCTAAATAGTTTTTATAAGTCTTTTTGCTCATAATTATTTTACTTTTGAAATTATTTTTTTTGTTTTTAAAATAACATAATCCATCAACTCTTCCTTAGTAGAAAATTCAATTTCTAAATTACTCCATCTTGTTGGTGATATTTCAGATTTAATTCCTCCTATTAATTTGTAACAATTATGTCTTTTTTCTATTTTAAATTCAAAATCATTCATCTCTATTGCCGTTTTTATAGTTTGTTTAATTCTTGTTTAACTTCTCTCCAATACTCTAATTCTTTTATTTCTGCTTTCCCAAGTGTTTCAATCCCTTCAATTTTTACTATTGCATGAGTAATTTCAAAAACACTTATTAAAGAATTTTTAATCGCTATTGAAGTGCAAAGTAATTCGTTTCCACACTCCGTATCTTCATTCATCAAAACCATTCTAAATTGGCTTACTAAATCTTCTGCTTTTTTAATTGGTGTCATAGTCTTTTTTTTTGTTAATCCTATCTTCTTTCTTTTCAAAGTCTTCTGCTAATCCATCTTTATAGGTACTTAAAAACCTTGTAGCTTCATCCCATTTATCAACTGGAATAAATTGCTCAAAGCATTCTTTATAAGCATCTATTTTCGTTTCTAAATCTGAAAAGTAATGTACCATTAAATCAAAAATTTCATTTTGAATTAAATCATTACTTTTTTTGTTATCTGAATACTTTACCAATATTTTTCTTATTTCTTTTTTAACACTCATAATTTATAATTTCAATCATTACTTTTTCCCAATAATTAATTCTTTCCTGTTCCCAATTAACAACCTCTTTATGTTTTATTTGACTATCTATTTCTTTTATTATTTCATAAATAAGTATCTTAGCTACTTGTTTACATGAATATTCATCAAATTCATCACCTATTAAAAAATGGGGATACAATAAATGTTCAATAATATATTCAGATTTTCTTTTAGCTGTTTCTGGTTTTAATATTTTATCCATAATATTATAATTTTAGCTACGCATAACACAGCATTAATAACAATTCCGCTACGCTACACAGTTATTACTGTATTCGTTATTAACAAAACTAACAAAAACAAATCAATCTAAATGTTAAAAAGTCTTAAATTTTATACTTAGGTTAAAATCATAGAGTTTAATTAAAATTAAATACATATCTTTGTTGAGTAAATAAATTTTTAACTAAAAACAATAATTATGAAACTAGAATTAAACGAATACTCACCTTATTTACGCAAATCGTTAAGGTACATTCAAAACTTATTTGATGGTTTAATTGAAGTAGAAGTGACTAAATTAAACAATGATAATGAAAGGTGTTGGATAGAATTTAATTGCGAATACGGTGTATTTAATTTATCTGATGACTGTGATAATTTAGATGTGTTTAGCACCAAAAGATACTTACAAATATTTGAAATATTAGAAAATCAGATTAAAGAGTTTGTAGGCGAATTAATAGAATTATAAACTAAAAACAAATAGAAATGGAAAAAATGAAACTTTATAAAGTGACTTTTGATAATAATATTAATTTTGAAAATCAATTTATAATTGCAATTGATGAATTTCAAGCGGTTACTAAGGCATTAGATTTTAAAACTTTAGATAATTGTATGATTTACACTAAATTCATCTGCAATCGTGACGAGATAATACCAACAGTTGAGCCAATTCAAGAATTTAAAAACCAATAAAACCAAAACACATGAATTATTTTAGTGCAAAAATCAGTTGTTTAACTCCTAAAGATAACGGTGAGCTAAAATCGACAAAAGAAGAGTATTTAATTAACGCTTTCAGTTTCTCAGAAGCAGAAGCTAATTTACAAAAAAAATTAGATGGCAGAAAGTACGAGTTACTAGCATTAACTATTAAAAACTTTGATGAAATTTATAAAGTACAATTTGAAACTTTAGACGATTTATATTACTACAAAGTTATAATTAAACATACTACGGTTAACGAAGCAGGTAAAGAGGTTAAAACTAAATCAGTTTGTTTAATCGAAGCTAAGAATACAGATGAAGCAAACGAAAAGATTGTTGAACTATGGAAAAACAGCGGTTCAGACTGGAGTATATTTGCTATTTCAGAAACTAATTATCTTGATTTATTTGTATAATTTAACATTTAAAAACTTGTTGTTTATTTAATTTTTATTAAATTAGCGGTATAATTAAAAACAAAAGATATGAAAGCAATTTACAAAGCATTAGCAGATTTTCAGCAAGAAGTACCAGTAATACATAAAGGTACTAAGGGTTACGGTTATTCTTATGCAGATTTACCAGCCATTTTTGAAATCATTAATCCTATTTTGAAAAAAAACAAGTTAGGATTTACACAATTAATACAAGGTAAGGACATAAAAACTATTTTATTCCATACTGAAACAGGAGAAACAATTGAAACAGTTACAGAAATCCCTCAAGATGTAACCTTAAAGGGAATGAATAGCTTTCAAGTTAGTGGTTCAGCATTTACTTATTTCCGTAGATATGCTATATCTTCAATGCTTGGTTTAGTTACTGATGTAGATAATGATGGAACAAGCCAACAAGAGCCAATTAAACAAGCTCAACCAACTACACAAGTAATTACTCAACAATGGATAACAGATGAGCAATTTGAATCTGCTAAGGATTTTAACACTAAACAACTAGAACAAGTATTTAAAAAGTTTAAATTTAGAAAAATAGAACAAAAAGAAGAATTACAAGAAATTTATAACAACCTAAAATCTAAATAATATGATGCAATTTGATGGAACAATTATCGTAAAAAACGATACACAAGTAATTAGCGAAAAATTTGCTAAAAGGGAATTTGTTTTAAATGATGGAGGCGACTATCCGCAAACACCAATTTTTCAATTAACACAAGACAAGTGTGATTTACTAGACCATTACGAAGTTGGAGATAGAATAATAGTACACATTAATATACAAGGTAGAGCTTGGACTAACCCACAAGGCGAAACAAAGTATTTTAACTCTTTAAATGTTTGGAAGATTGATTTAGTTGCTAAAGGTGGACAAGCACCTGCACCACAATACAAACAACAAGCTCCAAAACCTCAACCAATTGAAGATGATGGAGAGGAACTTACGTTACCATTTTAATTAACCTTTAAAAACAAATAGATATGAATAATTTATATGCGATAAACAGCGAGTTAGCTTTAATACTTAAAGAGATTGAGTTAAACGATGGAGAGATAACAGAAAGTTTGTCTAACAAGCTAGAAATAGCAGAAGCAGACTTAATGAATAAATCAGAAAGTTATATTTCTGTTATTAAAACTAAAGATAGTTTTATAAGTGCTATTGATATCGAAATTAAACGATTGCAAGACCTAAAGAAAAAAAACACTAATCTAGTATCTAAATTAAAAGATAGATTGTTAGAAGCGGTTAAAATATACGGTGATTTTGAAAATGGTACTCATAAATTCAGTACTCGTAAAAGCAGTAGTGTTGAGGTTGAAGATGTAAATAGTTTACCAACTGAATTTAAAACTGTTAAGGTTGTTGAATCTGCTGATAAAAAAGCTATTAAAGATGCTTTAAATAGTGGTAAAACTATTAAAGGTTGTAGTATCGTTGAGAATTTAAACTTAAAAATTAGTTAAAAACTGTTAAAAAAAGGTGTGATTTTAGTAATTGCACTTTTTTTATGCTCTAGTTAGTTTAATTTTAATTAAATTTACAGAAACAAATAAAACAAAGATTATGAAAATTAAAGACTTAAAAGAACCGTACAGAAGTATTGCGGAATTTGATTGTAAAAATCAAGGTAAAGAAAAATATATTAATGAAGATTTCAATAAAGGAAGCGTTATTAATTGGCATACAGTTAAAGCTGGTTGGGATTTTTATAATTCACTAGATAGAGGTATTTACCCACCAATAACAGAACAAATAAAACTAGATTATCCAGAAGTGTTTACACACAAAGATAAATCGTTAAAAATGGAAACAGAAACAAAATTTAAGTTTAATGTAGGGGATAAAGTCTCATTCCCTTATCTTGGAGAAAAACGTATTATCGTAATTGATTTTATAGGAAAAGAAAAGATTTTTGGAACAGATGAAAATGGTAAGGAATGTTCTTATTCAAAGGTATATGATTTCGTTTCACACGAAGAACCAAAAGAAAAAATCAAACTAAAAAAGTTTTATTATACTGATAGTTGTGGTGGTTGGTCAATTTTGTATGCGGAAAGCAAAGAAAAAATAGCATTTTTAAAATTATTAACAGAACAAGAATTTTTAGAACAATTTGAAATTATATAGTAATGGAATTTATAACAGATTTGGACGACAAAGAAGATTACTATAAACTTTATGATGGTAATTTAAACCTAATGCTAGTTACACCGAGTAAAATAAGTTTACTAGAGGAATTACAAAAGCTAACTTTCTCTTATTTAGATAAAGCTGTTTTGGTAATGGCTTTAAATGATTACAGATTTATTAATGGTTATAAAGTTGAACGAGTTAAAATTTAAAGAATATGAAAATAACAGTAGGACAATATCAAGATGCTTTAAAATTAATTAAAAGGTATAAACGACAATTAAAAGATGAAGCAAAAGAAGTAAATGTAATTGAGGTAATTAATAATCATAAAGAAAGTGAAATAATTAAGAAGTATATTAAAGAGATATGTAAGTATTATGGATTTGGCTTAACGGATTTTATTAGTAAACGTAGATATGGTAATTATATAAAAGGTAAACAACTACTTTGCTACTTACTAAAAGAGTATGATAGTAAAGTATTTAAAGAGGAAGTAGTATCTGAATTTGTTTTATTACACCGTACTACTGTTATTTATCACGTTAATACGGTTAAAAACTACATAGAATCAAAAGATAAAGAAACATTAAAAGCAATAGGAACAATTAAATATAACTTAAATGGACAATTACAGAAGTAAAATAGAACTACATAACATAGATTGTATGGAGTTTATGAAAACTTGCAAAGATAATCAGTTTGATTTAGCAATAGTTGACCCACCTTATATGGATAGTTTTAATACTGATAATTGGGTAGCTTCAAATGCTAAACAGAAAAACTATAAAAACAGACAAGAAACTTTGACTAATAAAAAGCCAAATAAAGAGTATTTTCATGAGTTAATGCGAGTAAGTAAAAACCAAATTATTTGGGGTGGAAACTATTTCACATTACCAATTAGCAGGGGGTGGATTTTTTGGCTGAAAAACCAATCTAATAACTACTTTAGTGATGGTGAATTAGCATGGACTTCTTTTGATAGGGTTTTAAAAGTTTTTGACTTTCATTGGTCTGGTATGTTACAAGGCGATATGAAAAACAAAGAAATAAAAATACACCCAACACAAAAACCAAAGCAACTTTATAAATGGTTACTTAATAACTACGCTGAAAAAGGTCAAAGCATTTTAGATACTCATTT